AAACTATTCATTAATCAATTCTTTATATCTATCAGTAAATGTAGTAATCAATCCAGGTCGAATCACTTTAATAAAGGAACGTTCCTCGTCTTCATCTTCATGGTATTTTCTATAAGATGTAAAATCTGTTGTTCGAATAATATCACCAGTCGTTGCGCTATATGTATTATAACTATAAGGAGCATTCTCGGCAAATGCAAATCCATCTAATGCAGTTAATGATAGTGCATCTGGTGAATCACCTGTTGTGATAGAAAAAGATTCTGCTTCTACATTATTTAAAGTAGTATAATTTCCTTTTAGCCAAATCTGTTGTCTTGTCTCATCTATTTTATAAATCTCTATACCTGATTTATCTCCAAGAGTAATTGTTTGATTTAGTGGATTAGTTAAAGCACATACCTGTCTAATTGTAGAAGAATCAAGTACCAATACAGAATAAGCACCATATTCTTCATTAATAAATTCTGTCAATCCTTGTTGACCCTTTGGCCATGCATTATAACCTTCTTTTAAGAAATCATTACAAATAAAAAATGTCCAATAATATTTTGGAGTTCCATATATTCTTTGAGATAATTGGTCTGGTCTTTCACCATCTTGTATTCTTTCGAGCTTATAATTTATAAAGCCATCAAGCATACTTTCATTTACATCAACATTACGAAATAGATTTGTAATCGTTAAAAGATTAGAATCATTTCTTATATCGTATTGTGCTTTAGGGAATTGTCTAAAAAAACTCATAATTAGAAACTAAATAAGTCGAAAAAGCGACCAGCTGCAGCATTTGGTGGTGGAATAATTTTATTACCATCTATCGGTAAATTGAAGTTCGAACCAGTACCATCAAGTTCATTTTCGAGCTCATCAATATCGTTTCGAGTAAGAGCTCTTGTTTCTTGATATGTAACAGTTAAATCTATTTCGTTTGGAGCACCGCCTTTAAAGAATACATTCGCATTTGGATTATAATTTGTCTCAACTGTTGTTAAATAACAATCAAATATTTTTGGCATAAATGGATTTTCACTAAAGCTACTTCCGTCTGATTGTGTTAAAAACTTAATCTGCCAGATTGGCGGATATGTAAGAACTAAAGAAGCAGGATTTTCTCTATCGGAACTGGCTAAGGATGCATAAGATAATCCTTTGAATCTTCGAATAATCTGTTTAACAGTATTAGATTCACTTTCAGATTCTGGTATAAATTTATATTGAAAACTAAAACTACGAACGCCGCTTCCACCAAAGGTTGTGTTGGTATTTGGATTTACAATAGCACCTGCAACTTTTTCGACCTGGGCATCTTCAACGCCAACTATACCGCCAAATAACTTTCCACCTACGATACCCGCTGCTGTAAGAGCCTGTTTTAAATTATCTTTTCCAAATTTATCTTCTGCACCAGTCAATCCAAAATCAGATGTGTTATAATTTGCTTGGTCATTCACCGATAATCCTACTGGTGCGGGAAGATAAATATTATAACTAAACTCTTGTTCTTTTTTTAATCTGGCTGAAAAACATGCAATTGAATTTTTAGCAGAAACCTCGCCGGAACCTAAATTTTCAGGAAAAGTTAAATCGCTTCTAAAGTCTTCAGTTTTACTCATAGATATATTTATAATGGCTTACAAAGGAAAATATAAAGTAAAAAACACTAATAAGTATGAAGGTGACCCTACAATGTGTATCTTTCGTTCTTTATGGGAACGTCAAGTCTTTAAATGGTGTGATGAGAACCCACACGTTTTAAAATGGTCAAGTGAAGAAACCATTGTACCATATAGATGTAAGACAGATAATCGTGTACATCGTTATTTTCCTGATTTGCGTTTGAAAATGAATAATGGCGAAACGTATTTGATTGAGATTAAACCAAAGAAAGAAACAAAAGAGCCTAAAAGACCATCTCGTAAGTCACAGAAATATCTTCGTGAGGTAATGACTTATATAAAGAATCAATCTAAGTGGGAAGCTGCAAATGAATATTGTTTAGATAAAGGGTGGATATTTCAGGTATGGACTGAAGATACTATTAAAGGATTAGGAATAAAGCTGCTAACTTGATATAAATAGTTAAATGGCACTATCTTATTTTGAAAAATTAGAAACAGAAGCGTTTCGTTCTGGCATTCAGCCAAGGACTAGAGAATCGTTGCAATGGTTCAAGAAAAGATTAAAAAGCGTAACAAGAGTTCAAAATAAGCAAATATTAAAAGACCCTCTCCTTAATCGAGTAGCGAAACCTTTGATGGGTAGAATGTATATGTATTTCTATGACCCAAAAACAAAAGAAACTCTGCCATATTACGATCGCTTTCCTTTAATCATTATGGTTAAAAAAGAAAGGAATGGATTTACAGGATTGAATTTACATTATCTACCTCCTGTTTTAAGAGCAAGATTTTTCGATAGATTAACTCAATTTACAAATAATAAGAAATACGACGAAAGTACAAGATTCCGTTTAACATATAATTTTTTAAGAAGTTCTTCAAAATTAGAAATGTTTAAACCTTGTTTTAAAAGATATCTTAATAGTCAAGTAACAACAAGAATAACAGAAGTGCCGGCTACCGAATGGGAGGTCGCACTCTTTCTTCCAACTGATAAGTTCGTTAAGAACTCACGTAATACAGTTTGGAAAAAATCAAGAGCAATGATATAAGATGCCAAAACATATAGACAACTTATTAGGCGCAATTAATAAACGAGACGGATACGCGCATCCAAATCGGTTTACCATAGAATTTCCTGAGTTAAGAGATATTATAAGCCCCGATAATGCACGAGACTTTGAGTTCTTTTGTGAAAGTACATCTATACCTGGAAGACAGATATTAACAAATGATTATTCTGCTACTCGTCAAGCTGAAAAAAGACCAAATGGTTATGCAAATGAAGATGTCAATTTTGTATTTAATTTAACAAATGATTATTTCATAAGAGACATATTCAATAGATGGACAAACGAGATTGTCGATAGAGATACTTATGAGGTTGGATATAGAAGTGACTATTCAATAGATATAGATATCCATCAATTAGACGAGGAGGACAATAAAGTTTACACATGTACATTAAAAGATGCTTTTCCAGTTACAGTTCAGAACATAGACTTAAATAATACAACAGAAAGTTCTGTTCAAAAATTAAATGTAACAATGGCTTATCGAGATTTCGAAGAAAGAAAGAGGTTTCGAATTCCAGGTAAACGAACTGCTTTGCCAAATCCTGCGAATGTTAAACAAGACAGAACACCAAGTGGTGGTCCATTACCGGATAGAGCCAATGTTATACAGAACAGAGAACCAAGTGGTGGTCCGTTGCCAAATCCTGCCGATGTTATACAGAAGAGACGAGAAATACCTACTATCGTTCCTTTCTTACCACCTAAAATAAATAGAATAAATAGAATAGCCAGAATATTTGGAATCATTCCTGGCCCGCAATAAACTTTAAATTATTAAAATATTATGCCATTACCAAAATTAGAATCAACTAAATTCACAACTCAAATACCTTCTACAAAGGAAGAAATTGAGTTTCGTCCTTTCCTTGTAAAAGAGGAAAAGATACTTATGATTGCTCAAGAGTCAAAAGATGAAAAGCAAATTATGAGTGCAATGAAAGACATTGTCAGCGCCTGTACCTTTGGAAAGGTTAATGCTGATACTTGTACACTATACGATATTGAATATCTATTTCTTCAATTAAGAATTAAGAGTATCGGTGAAACAACTAAGCTTAATTTAAAATGTGAAAAATGTGGTGAATTCACACCAGTAGAAATCGACTTAAACGATATAAAAGTTGTTTGGCCGAAAAAGGAAGTATCAAATACAATTGCATTGACAGATGACATTGGAATAACATTGAAACCATTAACATTAAAGTCAGCGCAAAAAGTTTCAGGTAGTACTGAAGAGATATTCAATCAAGCTTTAGTTCAATCAGTAGAATCAATCTATGATGCAGACAATGTATATTCTGCTTCAGACGTATCAGATAAAGAAATAATTGAATTTATTGATTCAATGTCTCACTCTCAGTTAGAAGAGATACAAAGTTATTTGAATAATCAACCAACAGTAAAACATACAATTGAATTTAAATGTAAACACGACGGACACGTAAATAAAATCGAACTGAAAGGAATCCAATCTTTTTTCTAATAGGCCTTTCGCATGATTCGCTGTTAAATCATTACCAAACGAATTTTGCAATGGCCCAGCATCACAAATACAGTTTAACAGAGCTAGATAATATGCTACCATGGGAAAGGCAAATTTACGTTTCATTATTACAACAACATATTAAAGAAGAAAACGAAAGAAATAAAAAATATAGCACACAAACCAATAGAACATACGCATGAGTGAAGATCGCCCAGTAACATCAAAAGACTTCGAAAAGCTAATCAAAGCTGTTCAATCAACTAATAAAAAGTTGGATGCACAGGCTGAGAATAGTATGATGGGTCTTGGCGGGAAGGTAAAAGAACGTTTTAAAGGAATTGGTGATGCTATAAAAGCCCCACTTGATAATCTCGAAGGTGCAATCAAAGCTCCCTTTGAAGCCGTGGGTGGTGCTATTGAAAGTGTAGGCGAGGCGGTAATGAAGCCGTTTGAATCTTTCAAAAATGTTACCCAGGGTTTTAAGAATCTAATGGGTGGTGATGAGAACGAGGAGCAAAATAGTTTACTCGCTGAGATTCTTGAACAATCAAAAGAGCAAACTAAGCTTTTAACAGGTAATAAAAATCGAGAACAAAATCAAGATTTACAACAATTAGAACAAACAAAAGAACAACAGAGTACTTTTCAAAGTATTGCTGATGGCGTTTCTAGTTTAGGC